ACAAAGAAAATAATTCTATTTAAAATTAAATTTACGCACAAAATTGAATTTTACATTTATTCTTTATGTAAAAATAAAAAATAACTTATTTCATTGATAATTAAAAATGTTTTTTGTTATACTAAAACCATGATTATAGCATAACTTCTTAGTTGGAGTAGGCGAGACCACCCATACCGGACATGATTCTGAGAACGTTGTAATTGACAGCAAATACTTTGAGAGAACTGCTCGTAGTAGTAATACCATCGAGAACAAGGGTAGCGTTGTCAATTCTTGACATGTTACAGGTTCCAGAGGGTTGATGCTCTTCAGGTTTGAGAGCAAAAGAGTATACGTTAATCATACCATCAGTGGGGACACGCTCGTGGTGTTGATAAGGTTGGACGAGCTGGTAGTAAGTTTTAGGTCTGGCAGAGGATCTGTCATGACCGTTGAGTTGAAGGTAACCACTTGTGTATGTAGATGATTTCATTCCAGTAGCACCGTATTCAGCCCATATAAGTTCTTTAACAGGGTGGTTGAAGTTGAGTTTGACTTTGGAAGAGGCAGCTTCATCACCGGTGAATTGAAGCTGTTCAATGAGATACTCGTGGGTAACTTGGGCGAATCTGCGTCTTTCATCGGTATCGAGGTAGATGTAATCGACGTAAAGGTCAGCAGAACTCATGGTAGGAGAACCATCGGCAACATCGGAAGCAGAACCGAATTCAACGTTGATTTTGACTTCATGGTATTGAAGAGCAATGAGGGGAAGGGCAAGACCAGGGTTTCTACAGAACCAGAACTGAAGGGGAATGTAGAGAGTTCTGGCTTTTCCGTCGGAGGTTTCAGAAAGTTCATCGTTGAAATCACTATCTCCTTCAACCATGGTTTTGTAGCCGTTCCAGTGACCAGCAGTTTGGGAGAGTTCATTCCATATATGGAGCCAGTCGCCGTAATGCTTGTCAATTCTTTGACCACCAATCTCGACTTCGACAGATTTGATGAGTTTGTGTCCAGCCCAAGATTTATAGTATTTGGTTGATTTTAATTCAGAAAGTTCAACTTGAACGTAGACTCTGTGGATAAGATCACCATTTCTAGATACGGTACAAGTTACTTTTCTGTCGAAATCAGCGGCACCATTAAAAGTTTGTCTGATAGATTCCATTGAGAAGTTGGTGTGTCTACGGTAGACAACTTTGAAGAAAGTAATTTGGGGATTACCCGAAAGGTAAATATCTTGAGCCCCGTAAGCGACAAGTTGCATAAGTCCTCCACCCATGTTTTATTTATAATATACATAGAAAAAAATTCTATTTAAAATTTAATTTACGCACAAATATAAAAGATTAAACCATGACGAAGGATAAAAATAAACGTCAATGTAATTATAAGGTTAGTTCAAAAACATTAGATTTAAGACATCAAACTCAAATGAAAGATTTTTCTGAAAGTAAATTACAATTAGAATTTTATATGTCAGACCTTAAAGAATTAAAGACTAAACATGATATGTTGATAAAAATAGAAAAAAAAAAAATAGAGGACAGTGAATTAGTTGAAATAATAAACTTGAAAGATAGAATATATGAATTAGAAAAGTTGGTAGAATCAATATCAAAAAATACTGATGAAATAGATTATTTCATTAATACTGGTGATGTATTATTTGAGTATTATTCCTTGCTAGAAAATTCAAACATTATAAGTGTAAATACGAACAAAAAATCTGTAACACAGAATTCAAACAATAAAAAAAAATGTGTTATAGATTTTTTTTATAATAAGAATAATAACACAGATATAAGTATAAATGAAAATAATAGAGCTGGATTGTTAGATAAATATCTATCATATACTGATATAAATTATATTGATAATACTATAAATAACATTGATGCAACAGTATGTTCTCATTGTGGTGAAGATAGTTTAATTTTTAACGTTAATGAAAGTATTTATTGTTGTCAAAATTGTAATACAATTGATAAAGTTATTACAGATAATGAAAAACCTTCTTATAAAGATCCTCCAAAAGAAATAAGCTATTTTTCATATAAAAGAATAAATCATTATACGGAGTGGTTGAATCAAATTCAAGGTAAAGAAACCACAGAAATTCCCGATGAAGTATTTGATAATATTATGAAAGAACTCAAGAAACAACGAATATACGATTTGAAAGATATTACACGTGAAAAGATTAAAGATATTCTTAAGAAATTGAAAATAAACAAATATTATGAACATGTTCCATACATTTTGAATAGAATAACTGGTAATCCTAATCCTCATCTATCGCCAGAACTAGAGGATAAATTAAAGCAGATGTTTAAAGAGATCCAAGTGCCATTTTTAAAATACAGTCCTTTAAATAGGAAAAACTTTTTATCTTATTCATACGTCATTCATAAATTTATTCAATTATTGGGACAAACAGAATACTTATCATATTTTCCATTACTGAAAAGTAGAGAAAAATTACATCAACAAGAACAAATATGGAAAAAAATTTGTGATGATTTAGGTTGGGAATTTATTAGAAGTATTTAGATGCTTAAGCAGATACTTTCATTTGTTGAGTAGATGGAAATCCAACAAGGTTAGCACCAATACCCATACCGGCACCTTGTCTAGCACTAATACCTATAGAGGGAGCAAAAAGGTCTAGGAGACTGAATGTGGCGGCGGCGATGAAACCGATAAGTACTATTTCATCCATATTTTTCTTTTTGCCGGGGAACATGAAAGCTGCTGTCGAAACAACGAGACCTTCGAGAAGATATTTAAACATTCTAATGAGTACTTCGATAAAATCAAAACGAGGAGAGCTCATTATTTATTCTATATAGATAAAAAAAAAAATTATTTAAGACTTATTATTTTTATTTAATCAAATACAATATGATCCCAGTTCAAGAAAAAGACCTTTTAGAGCAAGATCCAGTAATCCGTGGTCAAACATACGCATGTATGTCATTTTTAAGTCCAGAAGAAATCATCAAAAATAAAGATATATATTATTTTGAGAACTACATTCAACATGTATCCAAAAAATTGAATGAACTCGTTAATGGTCTTGAAGAACAATATAAATCTGATAGTGATAAATTTAGAAGTATTAAAGAAGAATTCGAATATCTCTTTAAACCTGAAAGAATTCACGAAGAATTTAATGTATTCACTCAAAATAACAAAGAAGTTCTCGATGCTGAATTGAACAAGAAATATGGTTTTCAAACAAACATTCGAGGTATTAAAGTTAGAGGTGTTTATGAATCTATTGAAGAAGCCAAAGTACGTTGCGAGCAGCTAAGAAAACTTGATAGAGATAAATTCCCTATTTATATTGGAGAAGTTGGCTGCTGGTGTCCTTGGAATCCTAACCCGAGTGAAATCAAAGATCAAGAATATGCTATTGATTCACTCAACACAATGATGCATGAATATGAGAAAAATATTCAATCTAGAAATGAACATTATGCTGAACGTAAAGCTGAATTGAAAGAAAGAATTGTAGCGAATGAAAAAGAAAAAGAAAATGAAAATGAAAAAGAAGCCCAACATGCCTTGAAATCTGATAACAATGACGACAATGATAAAGCGGATGAACTTGTTGAATCATTAGAAAATACTAACATTGAACAAATAAAAAACAGTCTTATGGAAAATGTTCATATTGTTGAACAATAAAAAATTATAATATGGGTTTATATAAAATGTTCTTTGAACTAGCTATTCTAAGATCGCTAAATTCAAAAGAGAAAAAAGAAGCTTTTTCCGAAGATAAATCAAGCAAAATGTATGAAATTTCAGTGTTCATATTTATCATAATGTATGTATTAGTTATATTTGTTCTATGGGTCAGAGTTGTGATATCTGCCTTCCAATGTGGAACAATGGAAGGTTTAAGTTCTTTTATTTTCCCTTCTTTTTATTCTTTATACAAGTTTGGTGATTTAATTAAATTATCATGTAATCAACTTTATTAAAAAAATATTTTAAATAGTAATAACATGAATGTATTAATAGTGTCTTTTTTATTTCTATCCATGTTTTTGATAGTATCTGGGATTTATGAAGAAAAAATTCATAAGTTAATGAAACAACAAAAAGTAAAATATGAATATATACCCGCTCCTACATTTGATGCAATGTTAAAAGAATCAAATGAAATTATAAATTACTAATTTCAAAATTTTTTATAATAATGTTATTTTTTTACTGTTTTTGTTATATTTTTAAAAAAAATGATCTATGAATAAAAGTTTGTTATCATACTATTCTCGATTCACAGTTACAAAAATGAATCCTACCTACAAAGCTTTCGTTAAAGAATTGACCAATGACATGGACAAGTTTCAAAATACTGGTATAATATCCGAGGATACATTGATAGATAAATATAGTTTTAATCACCCATTGATACATAAATCTATCATTATGAAAGTTGTTAGACACAATTGGAAACTTGTTCCAACTAGAATAGGATTGTATTAATGATAATCTTGTAATGACACCTCATAGCCTAATATTTTTTTGTTTTTTCTACCCTGATTCTGGGTCCTTTAGATTTAGCTTTTAATTTACTAGGATCATAAGTATCCTCTACATCATCATCATTAGACGAAATATTTTTACTGACATCCCAATAATGTTGTAAACAAATTTTAAAATCATTGTGTGTATCTGCTTTATACCAAAAAACTGTATCTTCGAGTTTGTTACTTTTAGTTGTGTTATCAATAACAAGGCATTCGTAATTTTCAGTACATTGATCCATGACTTGGCAGAATACTTCAAATGTTGGGAACATACCTGCATAATTATCATAAATTCTTTTCCTATTCGCAACAATATTCTCACGGAGAATGAATATGTAGTCAATATTAGTTCTTAGATTAGGAGGAATACCTAAAGGATATTGCATACTAATGATGAAGAACATTTTTAAATGTCTACCATTCATAAATAATGCTCTAACATTGATATCTTTTGTCCACGATGAATCATATAAACAATCATCTAAAATAAGAAAAGCACGTGGGTCTAATTGAGATCTGTTTGCACCACCATACATTTCATTCTCTTTATTTATTTTCTTTAAAATCATCTTTTGTCTCTTAACAGTATTATCAATAATATCATGCTTATATTCATCATGAATAAATATTTTTGGAATTATGTTTTCATAAAAATGATTTGCAGATTCAGTCCCAGATATAACAGTTCCTATTGGTAAATTTGTATGATGATATAATAAATCACGAATCAAGAAACTTTTACCAGTATTACGTTTTCCTATCATTACTACAACTTTATCATCAGTAATTTGTGAAATATCGAATTTTTTTAATTCAAGTTTCATGTTATAATTATTATTGATATATATATTATATATAAAAGAGATTACGCAGTATTATAGGTATAATTATTGATTGATATAAAAAATATTTAAAATTTTAGTATAATTAAAAAGGTACTTCACCTACACTTACATGCTTCAACATTTCTTCAATATTTACATCACTATCGTTTGAAAATAGAATATATATTAAATATACTATAAGTACAAACATAGTAAATAATATAGCGTATTTTGATGTATTGTTATTTTTTGTTTTCTTTTGCATATTTATTTTTTATAATGTACTTTTATTTATTTATTTACGCAGTGGCTTTTGACAATAATGATTTTCTTAATCTGTGTTTTTTCTTAATGAAATCATTATAGTTCATATCTATTCCGAGAATGTTTTTTATCTTATTGTTATTATTAGCTTCTAATTCATCGTGTCCAAGTTTAACAATTTTCGTCGTAATAGGATTATCATCCATGTCATATTTTTCAACATTTGGTGTACTTGTAATTTTTTCTTCATTAGAAATGTGAGTGATTGCTTTATTATTAGGGGTTACGTCATCAACTGTATTAAGTACATCTGTAACTTTTTCATGAACAATATTTATAGGCTCTTTAATAGGCACTTCTTCATTATAAATGTTTTCTGTGTGTTCACTTATGTCTTGAATTACAGGGATAGTGTTTTCTATGTTTTCAGGAACTAATGGATCCTCAAAAGATAAATCCACATGTACATGTTCATTATCATTATCATTATCGTCGTCGTCGTTATCGTCGTCGTCGTCATCATTATCATTATAAATGTTTTCTGTGTGTTCACTTATGTCTTGAATTACAGGGATAGTGTTTTCTATGTTTTCAGGAACTAATGGATCCTCAAAAGATAAATGTACATGTTCATTATCATCATTATCATTATCATTATCGTCGTTGTTATTGTCGTTATCGTCATCATTATCATCATTATCATCATTTTCTCTAGTATTATCCACAGTCTTTTCATTTGCATTATCTATTGTATTCACAACTTTTTGTGAAGAATCATCTCCACCAATTTTATTTATCATGACATCATCTATTTTTAGTTTATTCACATCTTCATTGAAAATATGTGTCATTGATTCTGAATTATATGTTTCATCTTCATAATCATCATCACTACTATCGTCATCACTGTTGTTGATTTGTAATTCATCGTAATTTACACTCTTCTTATCATCATCATCTGAGTTGTAATTTTCTTCTTCTACTGATTTCAAATAGTTATTGACTATTTTTTCTAATGGTAAAAGATTTTTTATAACTTTCATAATTATTGATTCAATAATAGTATCGAGTTCTATTTCATATACTTTTCTTATTTCATTCGACAATCCATCATACATGATTTGGGGTTTTGACCACACTTCCCTTGCCAATTCTACATAACAAATATGAATAAAATCTTGAGATTTTGGAATATCTACTTTTATATCACTATTATTCGAAGCTATTTTGAATTCAGCCAAAAAAGAAACCTTTATTAATTTATCAAGCCATGAACAATTACTATTGATTTTGAACCTATCATATTCTTTCATTACTATCATACTGTTCCATTTTGGAATTTTTTCTAAGTTTTCTTGAAATGTCTTTAATAAGTGCTTTTTTAAAGGAGTATTTTTCTTTGAATATGAATAAATATACTTAATACCCTGCTTAAATATAGGTATGCATTTATCTATTAATTCTTTTGTATAGTGTATTTTCATATTATATATTATAAGAATAAACTTATAAAAAAAATTTTGTTCAAACCGCAGAATGTAAGTATTGAGAATATGGATTTGTTTTCAAAGCTGATACAAGTGTATCATCTAATCTATTTGACTCATGTTCATTGCTAAATTTTTTCACGTTTACAAATTCTTTACTTGGTGGTTGAACTAAAAGTTTATCATAATTATTGAGATTTCTTGTAGATTTAACCATACATTCATTTTTCTCTTTTGTTAAATTCATATTATCTTTACCTGTATTAATTTTCACGGATGAATTAGTTGGTTCACGTCCTTCGAGAATACCTTCTCGTACATCATTAATAACAGCATTGTATATAGACTCGTATGATTCTGTGGCTAATACATCACTCTTCCCATTTCCTGTATATTCATTATCAGATAATAACTCTTTGTAAGTATTTTTAGCTTCAAAATTAGCAGACATATAACCATCACCATTTTCATTTTCGGGCATACCATAATAATCAGAATCAGATGTTATTTCTTTATTAGTATTTTTAGCGTTGTATTCATTATTTCTGTAGCCATCACTATGTTGCACAACTGAAACATTTCCATCGCGTTTAGAATTTTCAGTTGTTTCACGAATAGTTGTCGAAGTCTTATCATCTGGATCATGTACACGTGGTTTCAAAGACCCTATCAGATTGATATCATTTGTATAATCATCTAAAGCTTCTCTTACAGTTGTTTTGGCTACATCACTTGGATCATATACAATACTTGAAGTATTAACTTTTATGTTACCCGTTGTACCATCATGAATAGTTGTTTCTTTGATTGTTGTTCTTGCAACACCAGTTGGATCATAGATTGTTAATTTATTGGGTCCATTTACATTACCACTGAAATCACGTTTGTTTTCAACTGAATATTCTTTTTGTGTGGGTTTTATTATATCTTGTATTGGAGCAATAAGTGATTTAATAAGAGTTGTTATATTACCTTTTCTGGTTTTAGTGCTTGTAATATCTCTTTCATTTTGATAAACTTGTATATTTTTCTTTCCATAATCATCATCTGACTTCTTGCCTTCGAATATATTTAAATTTCTTAACCCAAATTCTTTTAAAATGTTTCTTTTTATTGGTCCAGATTCATATGATGCATCGTACTTTGATTTAGTAGGATCGTGTGGAATACCTTTGTATTCTTGAACAGTTTCTTGTCTGTTTGTCTTTTTTACTTCTTGACAAGGTTTCATAGCTTGTTTTCTATAAGCACCAGTTGTTTTCAATAAATTATTGTGACTCTGTTCATAAACTCTCTCTACTTTATTTTTGTTGAGAGGCTCAAATTTCCCACGAGTATATTCTTTATGCCCTTCGACTATAACACCATCGTATGATACTTTTGGATTACTTTTCACACGTAAATCATCAACACCTTTAAACATATTTGCTTTATAAGCTAAATCCGTTTGTTGAAATCCTCCATTTGGAGAACTATCATATTTATTTTCACTATT